GTACCAAGGTGGTACCAAGGTGGTACCACCTATCATGGGGGCGTGGAAGGGCAAAGGATGCGACGAGACACAGACGGGGCGCAAGAGCTTCCCCCGAAGCCTAGGGTGAGGGAGGAACGGCGCGACCGACAGTTAAAAATCCGGCTCTCAGAGCGAGAGGCCAAAATCCTAGAGGCACGGCGACCCGATCTTAAGGTTACGGGAATTATTGCCCTACTAGTGGATGACGTGCTAGAGGGTCGCCACACGCCCTCATGGATGCTCCCGCCGGACGACACTGACCCCCAATAGCTCAAGGATCGCCGGAACCGGAACAACGTAACTACGGCCAACCTGGATAACCTGCACAGGGAATTGTCCTCGCTGGGCGAGTGCGTAGGCTTTGCTGCGGCCTATGCCGAGGATTGATCCGGCCGTAGCAACATCCGTTGTCAGGCCGAGAGCGTAGACGGATTCAGCAGTCCAAGGTTTACCAGTCGCGCTTTTAGACATGCGTCTCCCAAAAGTGTAAGTGTCTTCGTGTTGCCACCCGCCGGCCGCTGTGCTACGGTGTCGCTGTTGCCGCCCACCTTCCGGTGCCGTATGGCACCGGCTCCATTGCGGTGATGCTGGTCGCGCGACCTGCGCCGTTCGGACGGGTGACTCCCTGGCCCATTTTGGGTCAGGGCTCCGAATCTTTTTCCGATCGGAACTGAAGCTCGGGACTACCAAAGCCCCTCAGGGCCAATGTTGGCCGCATACACGTTCCGGTCGATCGGCATCACCAAACCCTTAAAATGGGTCCCGATTTTGACCAGCACAGGATCTAGCGGCCGCTGCCCGAACAACAGGTCAGCCATCCGTGCTTTGTCGGCGGTCCGGACTTTGGCGAACCTTGCCAGCAACCCAGGGTCAACGCAGAGGACGCCGGGGATCACCTCGGAGCGGCGGTCTGCCGCAGCAATCATGGCGACGAGCTGCCGGTAGGCGGCGTGTTGGCCTGGCGCGTCCACCGTGGGCACCGTGAGGGGTGTGCCGCCCATCGGGTCTACCTGGATGTCACCCGCCCCGATGATGAGGCGGGTTGTGCCCCGTCCGGCCAGCCGTACCGTCCGCTCGACCCCGGCGGCCCCCTCCGCCCGCCTGGTGTCAGCCCTGCCCCGGGGCAACAGCAGCCCCAGCTCACCCCCGGGGCCCTCGCGCCGCTCAAGCGGCACTGTCGCCAGCCCTGCCGCGTAACTGTCAGTTCCGACGATTTGCAGGGTTTCCCCGGGCGGTTTGGTGTGCAGCCATACGTGCGGCATCCGCGAATTGGCCGGCACGAACGCTCCGGCGTTCGCCAACCCCCGCGCTAAAGCTTCCGAGTCAACAGTCAAAGTAGTCAAACGTTCTCCCTTCGCGCGGCGGGGTTGCTCTATTCGCAGTCGTTTGCCGAAACAAATACGGGGTGTTCCTGGGCGGCAGCGCTCCTCAGGTACACGTCCTCAAATTCGGCGGCAATCCTCTCGGTAAGCCGTTGCGCCGCCGCGCGTCCAGCGGCGGCAAGCTCACGCTCAATCGCGTTGACAGCCGCCGGGTACAGCCTGTGCGCTCGAAACGGCCGCAGCGGCGATGTGAGGGCCGACAGTGGGGTGGTGGTCATCCTGGGCACTCTCCTTCGCGGTTCGCTGGTGAGCGTGTGCTACTCCGCAGCACTTCCGATCTAAGTTTCAGGACCGTTTCAGGCCCCCCCGGCGGGGGGCCTGAGCTGCGGAGGGGCCACCATAGCAGCGGCTGCAACACCCCCCTTTGCGGAAGAGTGACCCAGGTCACAGCAGATTCCACGCCCAGGCATATGAGTTTGGGCGTGGTTATTAATAGTGAGGGGTTTTTGCGGGAGGGAGGGGAGGGAGCGAAGGCGACCGACCCGACCGACCCAACAGTGACCTACCAGTGAGGGCAGCCCCCAAGGGCTGCCAACAGTAAAACCAGCTAGTAGCAATTACTGCTACGGCAGCCCTTCAGGGGCTGCCTACAGCAATAAAACCCCTTGCTACTTACTGTTCACTACAGTCGCAGCCCTCAAGGGCTGCTAACAACAGCAAACAACTGTAACTACTGTTGGCAGCCCCCAGGGCTGCCAACAACAGTAACTATAAAGCAGTTCTACTCAAACAAAGGGCAGCCCCCAAGGGCTGCCTACAGCAACAAACTTTTAACTACTACTGTTGGCATCCCCCCAGGGAATGCCAACCAACAGAAACAACCACTGTCCCGCAAAGGCAATGAGCTACAACACCTGCACCATCTGCAAACAACTCACACCCCACGGCACCACCAGGTGCCCAACACACCAGCCAAGGCCATTCGCCACCGCCCCACGGGCGGAGGCGCACAACAGAACCCACCCCCCGATCTGGTATTCCGCACAGGCAGCCCGCGCGAAACGCGCGTACCTGAACGACCATCCGGTGTGCTGGGAATGTGGAGCACCATCAACGCATGTAGACCACATCATCCCCACGTCCACCCCGGAAGGCCGAAGACTGCTGATGGAGCCGTCGTTGTGGCGGCCTCACTGCGCCACCTGCTCTAACCGGCAGGGGGCCCGGTTAGGGGCCCAACGCAGGAATGCTGTTAGTGGCCGTCGTCGAAGCTCTGGTAGAGCCTAGACGTTTCAACAATTTGATAGAGTCTAGACGGCTCGACCCTAGCGGCCCGCGCGATGTCAACCCGAGGAAGTTTCGGGTTAGCCGCCATAGCCGACTTGATAGCTTCGTCGCGCCGATCCCGGTTCATATCGGCGTCCTCCTGGTCTTCGCTTCGGCGCTGCTCCCACCACGCGATGATGGGTAGCAGATTGCGGGGATTCCGGCGGTCAAGAACCATCCGGGGGTGCTCACCACCCCCTTGATCATTAATCACTTCAAAGTCAAGCACCGACAGTTCTTCCTTCGCAACCTCGCGGTTGTACTCAAGTTCGCCAGACACCCCCCACCTCATACGTTTGTCCTCCCGGCTCTCCCGCCGGACTCCACGTCGCGCTCTTTCGCTGCGGAAGCGAACAGAGACTTCCCGATCGGCTTCCTCCCACTCGCGCATGATCTCGTTCCGGCGCTGCAACCTGATTGTCTCTGGGTCGAGTGTCATGGGGCACACACTATAGTGCGCTATACGAGCCGTCAAGCACGCTATATAGCGGCGGGTCCTGTCTCACGTCCGGACCCAACATGGGAATGCATAACCACACAGAAAAACTCACAAACAGTCTGCTCAGGTAATGCAAACCCACAACCCCCACCCCCGGCAGGGGAAAGGGGGCAGAAAAACTTTCCCACAAACTTCCCCCACTCCCGCTGCCTTAGGCTCGTTTTTGTGTCTGCACATTTTCCCGGGTTTGTGGGAATTGGTTCGGGACTTCGATTTGTTAGAGGGGGTGGTTTGGTGTGGCGGATAGGAAGAGTCCCGATTTGAAGGTGCTGCGGGGGAATCCGGGTAACCGTGCTGTTTCTGCGCCGGGGTCTGTGACTGGTCGCCCTTCACCGCCGGCTGATTTGTCGGGGGAAGCGTTCGCTGAGTGGGCCCGGATCACGACCTACTTGGAGCGTGTGGGCCGGATAGAGGCGGTTGATTATGCCGCCCTGGTGGTCTACTGCTCGGCGTGGGCCCTGTTTGATGGCGCGCGCCGGGCCCTGGACGAGCATGGGCCCTTGGTGGTGGGCCGCGATGGCGGCTTGGTCAAAAACCCGGCGGCCCAGGTGATGCGAGACGCATCTGATGTGATGTTGAAATTTGGTGGCCGTTTCGGGTTCACGCCCAGGGATCGCCAGAATTTGGGTATCGGCGGGGATGATGGCGGGGACGACCTGGACGACGCGTTAGGGGCACTGTAAGCCGGTTTGCGGCTCTGCTTGACGACGCCCCTTCTGGCCCCTACCCCTTGCGGGCGTAGGGCAGGTTCAGCCCTGGAGGGCAAGTGCTTTCCGGGGCTGAATGCTTGCAGGGAGGGTCGTAGCATGAATCCGAGTCGTGAGCCAGTGAAGACGGCCACGCCTCAACGAAGGGCACCCCTCCCCGCGCTTGCGGGCTAGACCAGCACTTCAAGTTTGGCAACTCGTGGGGCCGCCAAGGATCGACAGCGACAGCCCGTCTCGCTGCCCCGGCACGACCGGATGAACCCCATGAGAGGCGCGAGGACGGGCACCAACCACCGCATCCAGGAGGAGCCATGCCGCCCACCATCGGCCACATCGTCAACTACAAATCGAAGATCGACAATGGACCGGACGGCGACGTCGTGTCGCCTGCCATCGTGATCCGCACCCGCGACACGACGGTGCCCGCTGTGATCGAGCGGTGGGGGCCTGCGCCTCACACCGTGGCCAGCGCCAGCGACCCCACCGTGACCCACGAGACAGCCGCCCGCCCGGACGGCGTCATCGCCGAGCTACCCGACGACCACACCGTGGACCTGATCGTCTTCGGGCTCGGCCAGACATTCCGCGAGTACGCGGTTCCTCACGGCGAGGCCCGGGGCCAATGGTCCTGGCCCGACAAGGGCCGGGCCGACGTTGCCGTTCGGCGCTGACGAGGAGGTCTACCGGTCCCGGTTGCGGGACCTGCACGACCGGCTGGACGGGCCCGCCGAGCCGTTCTGCGGCCCTGAGGATGGGGCATGGTTGCAGCTTGGCTATTTTCATGAGCAGTCGGCGGAATTGCGGGCAGGTTAGTGCAGTGTTCAGCCCCGGAAGGCAACACCTTCCGGGGCTGAGTCTGAGACTAGCGGGTTACGCGGACCATTGGGAGATTAGTGGAAAGTGCGATCCCAGTTTTGGTGTTGCTGAGATGGTAGCTAGTTGGGCTGTGCCCGTAGGCGATCATGCTTGCAGAGTGCGCCACCACCGAGGTTATTTCCCACTCTCCTTCGTAGCCTTCGACGGTCACGATGTCGCCACGTTGGAAGTCGTTCATGTTGGCCCCTTCGCTATGCGTTGTCACGCTGGATCTCGGCGCTGCTGTCAGTAGCGCTTCTTGAGGTTGGTAATCCAGTGCGGCGGGTGCTGCCGGTAGCCGTTTAGCTCACGTCGCGTTTCGGCCTTAAGTGCCTTGTCGTGCACGTTGCATTTCTGGCCCCACGGGGTGATGAAAACTTCGGCGGTGATGCCCTGCCCGAGCACGCCGGTTGCGAACCAAGCAATCCGTTTTCGGTTGTGCGTCTCAGCGTCCCAATCGTGCAGAACGCCAGACCGAATGGTCCGGACGACCTCTAGGATTTCCTGGTCGGAGTCGACGTACAGCGATTCACCTTCGGTGGAGCCGGTGATGTCCAGCGGGTTGCCTAGCGCATCACGGGCGAAGATTACGTAACGGGGCGGGGGCATCTTGGTTCCTTCCGTGTTCCTTGCTGACAGGTTCCATTGAAACTTAGATCGGAAGTGTTCGTCAACCTCAGCGGGTGTAGATTCTGGCCGAAGGAGGGCGGGTTTTGTTATCGATCGCCGACCACGGGCCCGCCAACCCGGCCGATGGCGTGTTTCGGTTTGATCATCGTCGCGCGGATCGTGTCGTCCGGTTCATACAGCGGCTGATTGTGCACACGAAGGGCCGATACGCCCGCCGGCCGTTTGTGTTGGCGGGGTGGCAGGCTAACGAGATCATCCGGCCCCTGTATGGGACGGTCGCCTACGATGACCAGTATGGCGAGTGGGCCCGCCAGTATCGGATCGCATGGCTTGAGATGGCCCGTAAGAACGGTAAGTCGGAGATCCTTTCGGCGTTGGCGCTCTTTCATCTTGTGGGGGATGGGGAGGAGTCGGCGGAGGTTTACAGCGTTGCTGCCGACCGGGATCAAGCTTCCCTTGTTTTCAATACGGCGAAGCGGATGGTGGAGTTGTCCCCGGTGCTGTCTAAAAGCATTGAGGTCATCGATAGTAAGAAGCGGCTCGTTCACGCGAAATCCAACAGTGTGTATGCGGTGTTGCCGGGGGATGCTGCCGGGGCGTTGGGCACCAACCCGAGCGCGGTTTTGTTTGATGAGGTGTTGACTCAGCGGGACCGGCACCTGTGGGACTCCATGAGGCAGGGTTTCGGTACCCGAAAAGAGCCGCTGTTGATTGCTGCGACCACGGCGGCATACACCAGTGCTCAATTCGCGCTGGCGGAGCACGAGTACGGGCTGCGGTTGATCGACAAACCGGAGCTGGACCCTTCCCGGTTCGTGTTTATTCGGGGTGTTCCTCGGGATGCTGATTGGCGAGATGAGGGCGTGTCTCCGTCCCAGGAACACCCGAAGGGCACCGGCTGGTATCTGGCTAACCCCGCTTTGGGTGACTTTCTAAATATCAATTCTTTGCGAGCGGAGGCGAGGGAGGCTGCGGAAAAGCCGTCCGCGCAGAACGCCTTCCGCGTGTTTCGGCTCAACCAGTGGGTTAGCCAGGCTGACCGGTGGCTTGACATGGCCGTGTGGGACGCGAACGGTGAACCCTCGTTCAGCCGTGAGGATTTGCGCGGCCGGCAATGCGTTGCCGCGTTGGATTTGGCCAGTACTCAGGATTTCACCGCCTGGGTACTCCTGTTTCCCGGTTCCCCCACGGACGCGACAGCGGACGGATACACGGTCCTGCCGCACTTTTTCCTCCCCCGGCCGGCGGTAGCCGGCAGGAGCGCTCTCAAGGACCGGTTGGAGCAGTGGGAGCGGGATGGGTATCTGACGGTCACGGAGGGCACCACAACGGACTACGGGGCGATCCTGGAACACATCACCCGGGACGCTGAGATGTTCAATATCAACCTGGTTGGGTTTGATCCGTGGAACGCTACGCACCTTGTGAGTTTGATTGAGGATCGGGGGCAGGCCACGGTTAAGGTGCCGCAAACGGCACCTCGGTTGAACGATCCGTGTAAAACCCTTGAGTCGGCTTTGGCGGAGCGGCAGCTTTGGCACGGCGGTAATCCGGTGTTGCGGTGGATGGCCGATAACGTGGAGTTGGAGGTTACCGGCGACGGTTTGATGAAACCGTCGAAGAAACGTAGCGGTGAGAAGATCGACGGTATCGCCGCTTTGGTATCGGCGCTGTTCGTTGCCGCTATTCCCCTCCCCGAGGGCACGGAGGTGTCATTCATTGATTTTGACAGTTACCGCGTAGATATGGAGGGGGTGACGGGTGACGAGAGTAACGCGTTGGCGGAATTCGTGGCAGCGCTCGATGACGACGATTAGCGCCCACCGGGCGACTGTGCTTCAGGTTGCAGGGTTGGCGGCTATCACGGGGGCAGGGTTCGCCTTGGCGGCGTGGCTCGGGCTGCTTATTGGTGGTGTCCTGCTGTGCCTCTGCGGGTGGGCGGTGGACGGGTGAGTCTGTTTTCGCGGATAGAACGCCGGGCGCACACGTACAGCCCCAAATCGGTGTGGGATACGGATGTGGAGAGTCCACCTCGGTCCACGGGGTCGGGCGTGGCGGTGGGCCCGGACCAGGCCCGGACGTTAGCGGCCGTGTGGGCGTGTCAGTCCCTGATCGCGGATGGTGTGGCATCTCTACCGGTTGATGTGTTTCGGCGGGTGCGTGCGACGGGCCGGCGAGAACCGGTTGACCCTCCGGGTTGGTTGTCTCGACCAAATCCAATAGAGCGCCCGTACGCGTTTTGGCATAAGGTCATGGTCAGTTTGGTTGGTGAGGATGGGAACGCGTTCATCCGCACTGTTCGTGACGACTCAGGCCACATCATTAGCGTTTATGCGGTAGATCCAAAGCTTGTTCACGTTGACGACAATTCGCCGATCCCCCGGTTTCATGTTGGCGGTCAGGAATTCGGCGATCGGGAGATGCTGCACATCCCCGCGTTCACGAAACCCGGAAAGCGGCGCGGCCTGTCAGTTATTGACTACGCTCGCGAGGCAATCGGGTTGGGTTTAGCGGCTGAGGAATTCGGGGCGCGGTTTTTCGCTCAGGGCACCACGATGAGTGGTGTTGTGGAGCATCCAGGTAATCCTAAACCGGGTGAGGTTGCCGTGTTGGCTCGGATGCTGCGGAAGAGTCACGCGGGCGTTAAGAAGAGTCACGCGGTCGGCATCCTTACCGGTGGGGCGTCGTGGAAGTCGATTTCCGTCACACCAGAGCAGGCACAGTTTTTGGAAACCCGCCGGTTTCAGAAACTTGAAATCGCCTCCCTGTATCGGGTGCCGCCGCACATGCTTGATCCTACGGTGCAATCCTCGTGGGGAACCGGCGTCCAGGAGCAGAACAAGTTTTTTGTTGACTACACGCTAGTACCCTGGCTTGTGCGGCTTGAGCAGGCATTCTCGGCACTGGTGCCGGTAAATCAGTACGTCAAATTCAACGTTGACGCGCGGTTGCGTGCGTCAACGGCGGAGCGGTTCGCTACGCACGTGCAGGCGGTCAATAACGGGATTATGTCTTTGGATGAGGTTCGGGAGTTGGAGGATCTGCCGCCGGTCCCGGATGGTCGGGGCCGAACTTTTGTGCGTCCGCTGAACGTCGGGGAGCTGGGTGTGGGAGGTGGTGATGATGGAACGGCGGATGCTGTCGGCGGAGGTGACAACCCGGTCGACCGGTGAAAACCGGCGCACAATTGTCGGATACGCATACACCTTTGGTGCGCGTAGTGAGGATTTGGGCGGCTTCCGGGAGATGATTGCCAACGGTGCCGGTCGGGAGTCGATCGGCCGTGATGATGTTCGGGCGCTTGTAAACCATGACGCTAATCTGATTTTGGGCCGGAATCGTGCGGGAACCCTGAAACTGTCCGAGGATTCGACCGGGCTGCACTATGAAATTGTGGCGGATGAGCGGCAATCGTATGTGCAGGACCTACTTATCTCGCTAGAACGGGGTGATGTAACGCAATCTTCGTTTGGTTTTCAGGTTCCGCCTGATGGTGACAATTTGATCCAGGATTCGGACGGTGGGACGCTTCGTGTCGTCCGGGAGATGCGGCTATTTGATGTGTCGCCCGTGACGTTTCCGGCGTACGCGTCCAGTCAAAGCATGGTCAGTAAGCGGGCGCTTGATCGTGCTGCGGCATTCGCTGCGGCTAACCGTCCGCCGTTTCTGCCGGATGTTGAGGGTGAGGCGCTGAGGATGCGCCTACGCCTCGCGAAGCGCACTCGCTAGACACAACATAGGCAGGACCCACCCGGGCCGGGTGGGTCCTCTTTTTGTGCCCAAACACAGGATGAGGTTAGGACTCTATGGATTTTGTGGAAGCGGCTAACGCTGCCCTTGAGAAGCGCGCTACCGCGTTCGCGGAGCTGCGGGCAGTGCAGGACGACGGCGACCTTTCTGCGGCCGATCGGGACGAACGTGCAGCCCGCATTAATGCCGATATTGACGCTCTGGGTGCGGAGGCCGAAGGGCACGTTCGGAGCGCAGAGCGGGAGGCGGAGCATCGGTCGCTGAACGAACGCGCCGCGAAGTTGGCGACCACGGCGGGTGGTGAATCCCGGGGCGGTCTGACCGGTGAGGCGCACAGTTTGCGGGCGTTGGCCCGGGGCGAGGTTCCGGCCGTAGATTTTGACCTCCGCACGGCCACGTCGGGTGATCCGGGGAATGCCGGTAACACTGCGCCCCCGACGTTTGTTGCAATGGTGTTGGAGGCTATGCGGGAACGGTCCCAGTTTTTCAGCCGTGCCCAGATTTATACGACCGATGGCGGCGAGAATCTAGAATTCCCGGTGAAGAACGCCATGAATCCAGCTACCCCGGTAGTGTCGGGTGCGGCCCGGATCACAGAGAACACCTCCTACCCCAAGGGTGACCAGGCTTGGGACAGGACGGTCATCGGGGCGCATAAATTCGGTGTGATAGTTGAGGCAACCACGGAAATCGTGGACGATTCGGCGCTTCCGATCCTGTCCATCCTCGCGAATGATGCGGGTGAGGCGGTAGCGGATGCTGCCCTCGCTGATCTGATGGTCGGTGATGGTACGAATAAGCCGTGGGGTTGGTTTACCCGTGCCACGGGCGCGGTGAACGCCGATGACCTTAGCAGTGTGACGTTTGATGATCTGATGGATTTGCAGTATTCGGTGACTGCCCCGTACCGGCGTGCCGGTATCTACATGTTCAATGATCTTGCCATCGCGTATTTGCGGAAGATTAAGGATTCGGACGGCCGCTATTTGTGGCAGCCTGGCCTGACGGCTGGTGAGCCCGACTCGATTCTTGGTAAGCCTGTCATGACGGACCCCAATATTGCTATTTCTGGTGCTGGCGCGAAGATCGGTGTCTTCGGTGATCCGTTCCGGTATATGATTCGGCAGGTTCGGAACTTGCGTGTAATCCGGTCGGATGAATACGGGTTCGACCGGGACGTGGTGGCGTTCAAGGTCACGTGGCGCGGTTCGGGTGACCTATTGGACGTGAATTCTGTGAAGGCGCTAACCGTCACTGCCTGATTTGTTGGGGACGGGGCTACGGTCCCGTCCCCTTGTCTTTGGATGGAGGGTTAATGCGGATTCGCATTTCACGCCCGGTGCCGGGTGTCACGTCGGGTAAACGCTTGACCACGGGTGACGTTGCAGATTTGCCGGCAGGGTTGGCCGTGTCCCTGATCGCGGACGGCTTCGGCGTCCTGATCGACGTGGAGGACGGCCGGCGGACCCCGGCGGATGTGCGGGAGACAGCGGCGGCGCGTCGCCCAGGTCGTCCCCGCCGGGGCGGGTGATCCCTAGTGCGCTATCTCGTCGGTCGGCCGGCCGTCCTGAGGCACCGGTTTGTGGACGGAGACGATGTGCTGTCTCCGCCGGCCGTGACGGTCACTGTTGTGCGGGCCGGCAGCACTGACCCGATCGTTGAGGGCCCGGCCGTCCCGGACGGGGACGGCTGGGTGCTGGCGGCTGGGCTGCTGCCGATGGGGCTGCACGCCGTCCGGTGGGACGGCAGTACCGCGGCCGTGGATGTGACCGGGGCGGAGGTTGTTGGGGGGCGGCTGTTTGGTGTGCAGGAGCTGCGGGCGGCAGATCCGGAGCTGACAGCCGAGCGGCATCCCGCCGACGTGGTGGCGGCAGCCCGCACCACCGTTGAGATGGAGTTTGAGCGGATCACCGGGCGCTCGTTTGTGCGCCGGTTGCTGCACATCCCGGTTGGGGAGCTGCCGGAGTGCGGGCACCTGTTGCCTGTGCGGGATGTGGCGGAGGTGACCGTTCTCGGGGCGGAGCCCGAATCGGTGACTGTGGAGCGGTTGGGGGTGTACGCGTTCGCCCCGGAGCTGCCGGACGGGACAACCGGTGTGGAGATCCTGTACGGGCTGCCGCATGTCCCGGACGGCATCAAACGGGCTGGGCTGCTGTTCGCGCGTTGGCTGTTGTTGGAGGACCGGTCGGGTATCCCTGACCGGGCCACCTCATTTCAGCCGGCAGACGGCGGCACCTACAGCTTGTCAACCCCCGGCCGGGGCGGAGCCGAGACAGGGCTACCGGCGGTTGACGCTGTGCTGGCTGGCTACCAGCATCGGATTGTTGAGTCGGTGATGGTGACATGAGCACTAATGCGGTAGCTATCAAAGCCGCACTTAAAGACATGCTAGCGGCGATGGCGGTTGTTGTTTCTGATGATGTGCAGGTGACCTACGGGTTCCCTACGCGCTCACCCGAACGGCGTTGGGCGGTTGTCGGGGAAATCAGTTGGCAGTCTGCGGACTGGGCGACGAACCGGAGCCGGACCGAGGAGTTCGCGGTCATGGTCGTGTTTTCGGTGCAATCCCCGGGCGGCACGTCGGCCGAATGTGAGGCGTACGCGGTTCGGTTGGCGGCTGAGTTTGAGGATTTGCTGCGGGCAGACCCCTCCATTGGGGGCCGCTGTATCACCTCGGGGTATGTGCCCCGAAGTCTGAAGTCGTGGCCGATTGACGGCGCGTATGAGTGTCAGTTTGAGACGGAGGTCCGCGCCACATGTCGACCGTGACCGTGACCGTGGTGTATAAGGGTCATGCCCCCGCCGTTGCCGGCGGGGGTTTTGTTTTTGTGCGGGGTGAGCCGGTGGAGGTGCCGCGAAGGTTAGCGGAAACGCTGGGCCCTGACTTCAACATCAAGACCAGAAAGGGGGGTGAAGTCTAATGCCATCGGTTCACGATTCGTATGTGGGGTTGGCGGAGGAAACAACCTACGGCACCCCAGTTGCTCCGTCCCGGTTCACAGAAATGGTTTCGGAGGGGATCTCTGGGACGTATGAGCGGATCGATTCGGAGGCGTTCCGGGCCGGTCAAAGGGTGCTGCACCAGGACCGTTTCGCCCCGAACCCTAAAGGCGCTGGCGGGGACCTGAAGATTGAAGGCCAGGATTCGGGTTTAGGTGTGCTCCTGGTGCACGCTTTCGGGGCGGTGTCAACGGGTGCCCCGGATGGGGATTTCACGCCCCACACGGTCACTGTGGGGGACTTGGCGGGTAAGAGTCTGACTGTTCAGGTGGGTCGGGTTGATAACACGGGCGCACTCCACCCGTGGACGTATGAAGGGGGAAAGATCCTGTCATGGGAGTTGTCAAATGCTGTTGACGGGGTTCTAGGGCTGTCGTTTGAGTTTGATTTCGCCCGCGAACACATCGGCGCTGGCGCGGGACCGTACGCGCCGTCAACGCCCACCTACTCCACCACGGGCCAACTGTTCACGTTTGTTGGTGGCACAGTCGATATTGGTGGTGTTCCGTTTGGGGTTTCCGAGATCACGCTGACTGGTGACAATAAGCTTGCTAACGAGCGGTGGTCGACGGTCGGGAAGCGTGAGCCGCTGGAAGAGGGGATGCGGGAGTACGGGTTTGAGCTGAAGGGCGAATTCGAGGGTTTGGGGCATGCTCAGCGGGTCGCTGCGGCTGTCGCCTCAGGGACGCTAGCGACGGTTGAGTTGCAGTGGTCTACACCCCAAGGCGGGGCCCTGGACATTTCTATCCCGGTTGGCCGGTTCGATGAAGGCCCAGTCAATTTTGATGGTGCGCAGATCATGGAACAGGTACTTAAGGGCATGGCGTTGTGGGACGGTTCCACATCCCCCGTAACGGTGGTGTACCGGAGTAAGGATGCCACCCCGTAAGGCCGTCACGTTCGCCGATGATGCCGTTCAGGTTGAAGGTTTACGGGATTTCGTTAAAGCGCTGAAGATGGTTGACGCGCAGTACCCGAAAGCGGTTCGGCAGGCCAACTTTGATTTGGCGGCTGAATTGGTGGCGCGTGCTAAATCTGAGGCTGACAGTGTGGGTGGTGTGGCCCGGAAAGCGGCGCGGAGTTTACGTGCCGCACGTCAAACGGGCGCGTCCGTTGTTTCCGGTGGCGGTGCCCGCCACCCCTATTTTTGGGGCGCAGAGTTCGGGTCGAAACAGTACCGCCAATTCAGGACCTGGCGGGGTAACCAGTATCAGGGTTGGTCGGGCGGTCCGGGCTATTTCTTGCACCCAACGATCCGCAGCGAATCCGAGAAATTAATTGATGCGTGGGTGGCGCGTCTTGACGCGCTGTCCCGTGACGCATTCCCAGACTAAAGGGGTTGTTGATGGAATTCACGTTTGATCCTGACTCGATGGAATTCGGCGACCTAGAGGACTTTGAGGACTATGTTGGTCGCCCGTTTGATGAGGCGTTCGCGCCACGCCCGGTGGTCGACGCTGACGGGAACCGGGTTTTTGACGCCAAGGGGCGTCCGGAGATGGCGGTCCGGATGTCCGCCAAGGCGCAAACGTGCCTGGTGTGGCTAGTGGGGCGCAAAACCGATCCGGGTTTCAGCATTGAGGATGCCCGTCGCACTAAAGTGACCTCTTTGGTTCTTGCCAGTCCTCCGGAGCGTGACCGGGGAAACGGCTAAGGCGGCTACGGGATGTAGCCGCCATCTGCCACTTTTACGGCATGTCACCGGATCAGGTGCGCCGTATGACGCTGCTTGAAGTGCAGGCGTTCACGGATTATATGCGCGAGTATGGGGAGGCGCAGAATGGCTGAGACTAGGCAACTCAAGGTGGTTGTTGCCGGGGATGCTAAAGCGGCTATGTCTGCGCTCAAATCTATTGGTTCCGGGCTGAATGATGTTGATAAGCGGACCGGGGCGGCAGCGTCCGGAATGGAGCGTTTCAATCGGCGGGTTTCTGCGGCGGCTGAGCATTCCACGTTCGCTCTCGCGGGTTTGGTTGCTGCCGCCGCTGGTCTGGGTGTGGCGTTCGCTGGGGCGCTCAACCTGGATAAGGCGCAAGCGAAGTTTTCGGCCCAGATGGGGCCGGAGCAGGCCGAACGGCTGGGCGACGTAGCGGGTCGCCTGTATACCAGCGGTTTCGGTCAGAGCATGGGCGAAAACATGGATGCTATCCGCCGTGTAATGTCGTCTGGTCTGATTCCGGAGGGGGCGTCGGATGCCGATATTGAGCGCATCACCGGTAAAGCGTTGAATATGGCGGAGGCGTTTGATCAGGATGTGACTCAAGCCGCGCGGGCTGCCGGTCAAATGGTCCGTACCGGGTTGGCGGAAACCGCCGATGAGGCGCTTGATCAGTTGACTCGGGGGTTTGCGGTAAGCGGGGACCACGCTGAAGACCTGCTATCGACTGTCTCCGAGTACGGCACCCAATTTCGTAAAGTTGGTTTGGATGGCGCAACCGCAATGGGTTTGCTGTCCCAGGGTTTAGAGGCGGGGGCCCGGGACGTTGACACCGTAGCGGACGCAATCAAGGAGTTCTCTGTTCGCGCGGTTGACGGGACGACTGCTACCGCTGACGGATTCCGGGCGCTGGGCTTGGATGCGTCCGCGATGGCAGCCCAGATCGGGAGGGGTGGCGACGAGGCCACCCGAGGCTTGGATACCGTTTTGGATCGGCTGCGCGGTATCGAAGATCCCGTGAAAAGGTCACAGACCGCTGTCGCCTTGTTCGGCACTAAAGCCGAAGATTTAGGGGACGCGTTGTATGCGCTTGACCCGTCTGAGGCGGTTGCCGCTATCGGCGATGTTGCCGGAGCATCAGACGATTTGGGAAAGGCGCTTCAGCAGTCAGCCGGGGCCCAGCTAGACCAGTTCCGCCGCAAAATCGAGCTGGCGGTGGTGGAAAAGCTCGCCCAGGCCATCCCCGCCATTGTGGATTTCGGCAACTGGATGGCCCGGAACCGTGAATGGATTGAGCCCGTTGTGGTCGCGCTGGGCTCGTTGGCGGTGGTTCTCGGCACCATCACGGTTGCGGCGAAAATCTACACCGCAGTGCAAGCCGCACTCAACATTGTTTTGCTCGCTAACCCGATTGGTTTGGTGGTGGTGGCGCTGGCCGCTCTCGCGGCTGGACTGGTGTACGCGTGGAAGAACAGTGACACGTTTCGGCGTATCGTCACGGGGGCGTGGAACGCTATTAAAGCTGCTGTGTCGGCGGTTATTGGTTGGTTCCGGACGGCGATCCCGGCGGCGTGGTCTGCCGTGGTCAACGCCACGAAAGCCTATTGGGGTTTTTGGCGGAACGCCATCCGGTCTGCCATCAATGGCGCAGTGTCCGTGGTTACGGGGATGCGCTCCCGGGTGCTGGGCGCACTGTCCGGTGTGGGCCGGTGGTTGCGCGATTCTGGCCGCAAAATCATGCAGGGTCTGATTGATGGCATCCGGTCTATGGCTGGCAGGGTTAAGGATGCCGTGGGGGATGTCCTCGGTCAGGCTCGGCGGATGCTGCCGTTCTCCCCGGCCCGTGAGGGACCGTTTTCGGGCAAGGGCTGGACGCTCTACTCCGGCCGGTCGATCCCGGAGGCGATGGCGGAGGGTGTCACGTCCCGCCGACGTGTGCTGACACGGGCAGTCCAGGGGGTCATGGGCGACGCGCAGCAGGCCACACGCGCGCCGGTCGTGTCGGCCGGGGGTGTCGCTCGCGCCGCGCTGCGGACGGGCACCAGGACGACAGCGGCACCAACGGTGGTGGTGCACGTGGCCGGGAGCGTCACAGCGGAACGGGATCTAGCACGGTCGATAGCGCTCACGGTGCGGGACGAGATCGTCCGTACGGGTAGGCGCAATGGAGGTGACACGGGGCTGTGACGACTATGCCGGATGTGCGGGTGGAGATTGGTGCACCGGGTGCGCGGATTACCGACCCGACTACGCGGTGGGCGGATGTTACCGAAAGGGTTACCGCACTGGGGTGCAAACGCGGCCGAGCCTACGAGTTGGACAGAATCGAGGCTGGTACCGCGCGTATCGAATTCGACAACAGCGCCGGGGATTTTGATCTCAGCGGTTTAACGCCACGGCAACCCATCCGGGCATACGGGATCGCTGACGATAATTGGCTACCGGCAATGAGCGTTACCGCACCCATTGAGGGCGTGATTCCGGCTCCCCGGTGGCAGTACTCCGCCGATCAGGGGGTGACATGGGCTGACGCGGGCACGGGCACCGTGAGTGGTGTCCTGGATCAGGGCCGCATGGCCCACCGGTTTACTGGTGGGGAGGATGTCCGGTACCGCTCTGGTCTGGGCGATTCGGATGTCGTTCACGTCACCGAGGATCAACCCGTGACGATTAGCGCGAATTTACAGAACATCGGGGCGGGGGCTGACTGTTTTCTTGGTCTAATTTATGAAAGCTACGATCAGTCGAACATTGTTAGCGGATATTTGGCTGATCCAGCTTCCCCTAACGCTGGCTGGGTCACGATCACGCTCAATGATTTCGCTCCGTTCGACGGGATTATGAGGATGATGATTGTTGCTTCGACGGACGTCCTCGTGTCGGCAGCCAAAGTGCGACTCGACAATATCGGATCCGATGGCGTGGCGGAGCTTTCCGGCGTCTACCCGATATTTAGGGGATATGTTGAACGGTGGACGCAGACGTATTCGGGTCTACTGTCTACGGTGTTAGCGGACTGTGTTGACCATTCGGCCCTGTTGGCGCGGCCGATCAGGTCATCGTATCGGATGGCCGTACACGACTGGGCTTCCGCAAACAACATTCCTAAAGCCCCGGTCATTGATTCCAGCACGGGCGCTAACGGGGAGGTGGTGGAGCGGTTGTGGTATTGGCCGTGTGTCGAATCCACCGACGCCACCAACACGTATCCCGAGTACGGGACTGTTCAGCCGTTGCGGATGCGGAACTGTGTCACGCCGCCGGATGAGGGGGCGGCGGGTTTCGGGTCAACGAAGACGATGGTGCACGCGGACGGCAGCGAATCCGGCAGCTTCTTTAATACGTCGAATGATTCCCTGTCGGGGGCTGTGTTGGAGCTTTCCCGCCATAGCAGCCCACCATTGGGGGCGTGCCGGACGTTAACAGTTGACCTGTGGTTCTTGCCGGAGGGTTTGACCCACGATCAAACTTTGTGGGCGGCGCGGACCTCAACGGGGGTGGTGCATTCTTTGGTGGAGGTGGAAACAGATGGAACCGTGGTTGTGCAAGCGCACACGGGGCCCAGTGGGGCCATACGTGCATTCAGTGATTCCGGCGCTGTCCAGCCCGGACAGGTAGTACATATTGGTGCGCGGGTCGGTATCGGCTCTGTGTGGCAAAAAGCATTCGCCCAGGTTTGGATCAACGGTGTCGAGCATGACTATTTCGAGGATTCGGGTGTCGGTGCGTATGCGAGCCCTACGATCGGTGGGGCGGTAGTTGCCGGCCGGGAACGAAATGTCGCACCTGTCGGCTACGCGGACGCCCCGACAGGCAGCATCAATCATGTGATTGTTGGCATGGACGTGCCGGTGGGTTTGCATCAGGCTGTTGATGGCTACGGCCGGGACCAATCTACGGAGAGGGAGTCAGACCGTCTGCACCGGATTTTGGACGGCTTGGAGTGGCGCGGGTCGAGAGCGTTTGACACTCCACGGTCTGAATTGTTGTCGGCCCGCTGGGATGACGGCTCCGATGGGTGGGCGGCGGCGTCAGCGGCGGCAGAGGATGCGGGCGGTGTTCTCATGGTGGGCGCGGCCGGGGAGGTGGCCTACCAGGCCCGGCGGCGGCGGACGGGTGCCCCGGTCCGGTGGTCGCTGGGAGAGTGGACACCAGGTGTGCGCTACGAGCTGGACGACGCTCACGTCCACAATCGGGTGACTGCGGAGAGGTCAACCGGGTTGAGGCGCACTGCCGAGGATCAGGCCAGCATCGCCGACCACGGCGTCAAGGCGCTGACGATCCGCCGTGATGTGGCGGATCCGGCCGAGGTGGGGGACGCTGCACACTGGGTGCTGCGCCGCTACCGGGATGCTGCGCCTCGCTGTGACACGCTGCGGGTGGAGGCGCATACCCTCACCGGTTCCGGTGACGGGCCCCTTCGGGCGCTAGCGGCAGCTGCCGACATTTCCGATCGGCTCACAGCAGCAACACCACCAGGGGCACCTACGCCCACTCTGGATTGTTTTGTTGAGGGCATTCGGGTCGGGATTGTGCGCAATGGGAATGTGTGGGAGTGGGTGACGGAGTTTTCTGTTTCTGACGCCACCCGGTCGGATGGGTGGGTGTTAGAGGGGCCTTCGGGTCGCCTGGACACGGAATCCTGCGTGACCGTCTACTGACTTTTTGCTTGGTCGGGGGCCCTTCCGGGCCCCTCTTTTGTTGCTGCCCTAAAGCTGTTTTGGAGGTGAAATGAGCATTCCGGCGCTTGACGGGTTTGATGCTGGGGAGTTGGTGACTGCGGCTAAATTGACGCAGCACACTAAGACTGCAATTGAGAGTGCGATCTACTATAAGCCGTTCTGTCACATTCGGGCCGGCTCGACGCAACTGATCCCGAACAGTTCAACCACGGTGCATGAACTTGACAACGTTGTTGCCGATACCGATAGCATGGCCGATTCGGTGAACTATCAGATAGTCATTAATACTCCCGGCCGGTATCGAGTCGATTTCGGTAATGCCTGGGACACTAACACCGTTGGTGTACGCTACGCGTTCCTTTACACGGGCACGTCGGGTACGCCGATTGCCGCTCATGGTGTCGGAGCGAACAGCGGATTTATCCGCACTAACGCCTCCTGGGTTTTGTATTGCAACGTCGGTGAACGGCTTGAACTACGGGGTAACCAGAACAGCGGCGGCAGCCTGAACGCCCGCACCGACTACGGGGGGTGTTTCTTGATGGCTGAATGGATCTCCTTGTGACACATTTGGAGCTGGCAGGATCAGTTACGGGTGCCCTCGTGGCGGTTTTAACAATCGGGGCCGCGGTGGGTATTTTATGGGCGCGTATGAGGTCTTCAGCGGACGAAACAACGGCCGTTCTGTGGCGTGGTGAGGCGGAGGCGCAGAAAGCGCGGGCGGACCGGTTAGAGGCCGCGCTGGCTGCCCTTGAGCGCCGTGTCGACCATTTGGAGTCGGAAAACAAAACGCTACGCGCTTTGCATGACGGGCGGGATGAGATGCGGTTGCTGCGGGATGAGATGCGGCGCGGGTTCGCAGTAATCGCGGAGGCTTTAGCTGTGAATGATGGGAATGGAGTTGATGCCTGATGGCGCGGTTTAATGTGCCCTATGATGGTCCGCCCCGGGGCTACGGTAATTCGGGGTCGAGTAAGCGGTATGTTGCGATTCACAACACGGCTAATGATGCGCCTCCGAAGAATGAGGCGAGTTACGCGAAGCGCCGTACTGATAGTGTGTCTGCGCATTTTTTCGCCGACCCGAACACGGTTATTCAGTCTTTGGATACGCGCTATGATGCGTGGCACGCGGGCTCCCGTACCGGCAACAGGCACGCTGTAGCGGTTGAACTGATTGGGCGTAATTCGTGGTCCGAGGCGTACTGGAAACGGGCTATTGATCGGGTTGCGCCGCTGATTGCGGATGTGTGCCGCACCCACAAAATCACCCCGCAATGGCTGTCCGCTAGTCAGGCTAGAGATGGTAGGACTAGGGGGTTTGTGACCCATGATGATATGCGCCGGTATTGGGGTGGGACGACGCACACTGACCCTGGGTCGAACTTCCCCCGCACATATTTGATTGATGCGGTCCGCCGTGAACTAGGCACCCCGACCGCCCCGACTCCTGCTCCCCCTACGTCTGATTGGACGGTGAAACTGATCATGTCCCTGCCCACCATCAAAAGGAATTCCCGGGGTCAGTCCGTCAAGAATGTTCAGGGTTTGCTGAATGCGCACGGGGCGCGGCTTTCCATTGACGGTATTTTCGGGCCGAAGACGGATTCGGCTGTCCGCTCATATCAGAAGCGGCGGAAGCTGCTTGTTGATGGGATTGTGGGCCGGCAGACCCACACGTCACTCATCACCCGATAGAGGGGGTGTCTTGTGGACTATTTGCGGTACGTCAAAGACAACCCGGTCGTTCTCTATGATTTGCTCAAATATGCTATGGCTGTCCTGGTGGTGCTTGGGTTGCCTGTGCCGCCCGGGGTCGACGTCGCGGTCGGCGGTGTCGTCCTGGCCGCGCTCACCATCATCACCCGTTCACAGGTGGTGCCGGTCGGCCGGCACCGCCAGGAGGTGACGGACGCCCTGATGACACCAGCACCGACAGACACCACCAGGACTACCGGCGACGGTAGGTAGGTACGGCAGAGCCCCAACCCGGGATGGTCCGGGTTGGGGCTCTTTTTGTGTTTCTAGAGAGGTCTCGCCCTGGTGGTGGGTCAGTGCTGCTCGGGGAGCTGCGCGACGAACGAACGCCACGCCGCCGGCCCGAACACCAGCGCCGGACCGGTCGGGTCCTTGGAGTCCCGGACACCCACGACGCCGCGGAGGTTGCCGGCAACCTCAACACACGCCCCCTGGTTGGTGCCGCTACGAGTGCTCTTGTGCCAGCGTGCGCCGGTCAAGTCCATGATTTCGCCACATCCAATATCAGGTCGGTGGACTGGGTCTTGGTCAGCGTCTCGGCAAGTGTGGCCTCCCACTGCTCCCGGAGCGCTGCAACCTCGGCGGGCCGCTCTAGCACTTGACCCCGAAGTCGGTTGTCAAGGTACCCCATGTCGCCCAGGTCCGCCGAGGTTGCGATCACGAACGGCCCGTCAAGGCCGCTGTACACACCCACGGAGGCAGGTACGACGTGGATTCGGGTTCGTCGACTCTCTTGGTTGAGCCTGGCTAGGTGGAATAGCTGCTCGCGCATCACGGCCGCGCCACCGATGGGACGACGAAGGACGCTTTCGTCCACTATCGCCATCAACTGCGGTGGAGTGTCACTGATTAGGGGCCGCTGTCGAGCCATACGGGCCGCTACCCGACTCTGGGCCTCCTCTTCGGTCAGACTGTCGTCACCTCCGAAGACGGCCCGCGCGTACGCCTCAACTTGCAGTATGCCAGGCACCCACGCCACCTCATACCAGCGTAGCGTGTGAGCCTGCTGCTCTATGGTGATCCATTCATGCAACCAAAGCGGCTCATCGTTGAGGTCCGACAAACGCTCTAGTAGCCGCACGTAGAGGCCGCCGGTTTTGAACGCGCTGTCAATCGCGCCAACGTAGCTGCTGGTCGGGTGACGTGTCCCCTTCTCCACCGCGCCCACGTGGGTCTCCGAATACCTGATCATTTTTCCGAAATCGTCTTGGCTGAGTCCACGCGACGTGCGGGCGTGGCGCAACTCGTCTAGCAGGATCTCTCCGGCGGTCATGACCATCTCCCCAAACCTTCCCAAAATCAGTCCCGAACTCCCCACGCCCTCCCCAAAATCAGACCCGCTCTCCCCACGCCCTCCCCACATGTTCGCCATAGCTCCTCACTCGCCCTCCAACATGGCCGGGCACCTATGCAGATTAGGCGCATCGGGCCCATGGTAGAACCCGGCAGCGCTGGCCGGTGCCGGACCAATTTGGAGGCGCTGTCGAACCACCCCCGCAGGGGGTGGGGAGGTTTACCAACATCCATTCACATTTAGGGGCTGCCATGTCTGCCACCACGCCAATGATGATCTCTGTAGCCGCCGTTGCGCGCACGCTTGGCCTGCTCCTGGGCGTGATCACAGGCACGAAGGCGAATGCCGCTCGGTACCGAGTCGACCAGGAGGCGGCAGCTCCGCCAACCCCCTACACGCCGGTTGCAACCGATCTGTCTGTACGGAGTTCGTCCGCCATCGGACGGGCGCGGGTGTACTACACGACTCACCCGGAAGACGCCTTGCGGGCGTTGAATGCCGGCCCTCCGGACCTAGCGGTTTTGCAGGCTGTACTGGCCGGTCTGAGGCGGTTGTGATGACCGACGACAGCAGACCCCGGGAGCTGCGGGCAACCCCCGACCCGATCAGCGCACCCCCGGTGCCGGACGGGGACCGGGTGCCAATGCCAGAGCCACCGCCGAACATTGACCCACCGACAACCCGGCAGAAGCTGACGGCAGCGCTGGTGATCGCGATCATCGTTGCTGCCGTGGTGATCGGGCACCTGAGGTGATCGGCCAGTCCGAAACAACCGCCCGCAAGCTGCGGGCGGGGGACACGATCCGTCTCGACCGATGCGCCTCTCCGCAGTTCGTTCGCCCGATCACGGTCCGGGTGATCCGGGTTCTCGACCGGCCGACGTATCCCGGGTGGGCGTGGTTGGAGGGCTACGAGTTGGACGGACCTGACTGTAATGCGGTCCGGAAGCGGGAGTTGTTCGTCCAGGTCACTGGGATTCAGCCGCTATTGGTGAATCACCAGCCAAGGGTTTCCGGCCGTATAAAGCGGCTGGCGAGTGAAGGGAATTCATCGTGGAAAAGTTGAGCTGGAAAAAGCCGGAGAGGTGCAACGCATCAAACTGTGTTGAGGTTTCCGCTGACGAGTCCGGCCAGCGGTTTGTCCGGGACAGCAAGAACCCGAACGGCCCGGTCCTGACGTTCAGCTCGGACGAGTGGGCCGCGTTCGAGGGCAGCATTCGCGGCGGGCAGAGCTTCTGACCCGTCCCACCCCCGGGGCCAGCCGTTTTGGCTGGCCCCGGCCTTTTGGGGAGGATGTTAAATTGTTTGAGGGTCCGTTAACGGTCACACTCGCAGACCTGTACATAGAGGACTACCCGGTCGGCCGGGGGCCGGTTCCTGCCGACCATGAAAACACCCCCTTCCTGGGGACAAGCACATTTGACCTTCGCCTGGTGGATGATCCGAACTTTCGGGCATGGCTGCGACTGTACCTTCCGCGCGTTAGGCTCTATGAGTTGGCGAGCGGGAAAGAGCGCATCGGGCTGACTTTGCGGGTTGGGGTTGCGTCAGCGACCGGTCAAATATGCGCCGAAAATAGGCTGCACGTGTGGCAGTCGGAATCACGCCCCTGGGACACGATGGAAAAGGCGTCCGGGGATTGGGACGCGTGGGGCCGGCCGGGGCCGGAAGAGGTCTACGTCACTGCCGCTGGGGGCCGGCGGTGGGCTTGGGTGGGTGACGGTCCACTGTGCGGCCTCAGATGGCCGCTGCCGGAGCTGGAGCCGGAGGCTATGGGGTTTGCCTGTGTCGGCTAGCTGTGCATGACCAGTCAGCGCCCCACCTATTGGGTGGGGCGCTGTTCTGTCTGCGCTGGTCTTTACGGGCCCGGGTTATGTGGCGTTTCGCCGTCTCGCGCGTTCGCCGTGATAGCCCAACCAAACCTCGGATTGCTCCTTGGGCGTCAGCTGTGGGTCGTTTGCCCGGTTGGCGACCCACTCGCCAAATTGGATGTACGCATCATCCAATTGTTCTGCCAGCGCGTCAGCGAGATTTGGCCGACCGTTAGCCCTAATGTTTGGTAGCCAGGTCCCCTGTACTGTGGCTGTGACTTTCGGGATTAGAGCAAGCGTCATCGATGCCTTCTCGGTGAGATCGTAGAGTTGGGATAACGCTTCCTCGCGTGCCGTCTCGCTGCGGAGCGAGGAAGCGCAAGCCCGCGCCACGGCGAGCCACGCCCCGTAGCCGTACGCCGGGGAATGCTTGGTGCGTCGGTCGTCCCGCGCGCCCGGAGCCCCGGCTTTGCCGAGGAGTTCGGCCACCGCCTGCCGGCTGACGCCGACTGCTTTTGCTGCCGCCTCGGTCGTACCGTGTTCGTCGCGCAGTTGCCGGAGACTTAAAGCGGCTGCATCGCGTAGCCGCCCGCCCTGTAGCTCTTGGATGGCCCCGTAGCGCCGTACTGCATCGTGGTCTTGCAGTAGGGCGTTCACCACCTGGTCTGCGAGATCGCTGGCGGTGATGTCAGACCGGTATGGGTCAATGGTGTCGTCACTGTTGCTCATGCGGGCCCCTCACTGTCGGGTGCTGTTTGCCCAGTCATGATGGCAGCTCAACCGCCAGATGACAAGTAGTGCTTGACATCGGGTGGCGTGTGCGTCAGTCTGTGATCGGCAACAGTCTAAGCAGCGATATGGAGGGAACCCGTGGCAACAGAAACGGCAGGGGCTGTCGTCTGGTATGTCGTCCGTGGCGATTCGCGGTACTCGCCGGTGGCTGACCCGCAAGTGACAGGTGTAGACATCCCGGTCCCGGTCCTGGACTGGGCCGAGGCTCACGGTTTGAGCCCAGCCGACCCGGACGTGTACCTCCTGGTCGCCCCGGCCGATGAGGCCGAAGACATCGCCGGCGAGTTGGCCGCCATGACCGGCGAACTGCCCGTAGAGGACGTGAACAAAATCCGGGCGGAACTTGGCTAGGCGGAGAGGGTTGTAACCCCCACATGCGCGGGGAAGGCACCTCGCATGTGGGGGTTTGATCCGGCCAACGAACCGTGGCACCTAGCGGTTGGACCGTCGAGTGAGTGCCAGCCCCGGTCGCCTCCCACGGGGGAGGGAGGCGACCGGGGCGGGCTGGCTGAATCTAGAACTAAGCCCCGGGCATGGGCCCGGGGCTTAGTTACGCTGTAACCCTCACGTGCGTGGGGAACCCCGCGTAGGCGGGGACAAGTTGCTCCGTTGCCCGCACCGGGTGCTAAGCGACGGATGACCCCCGCGTCGGCGGGGACGCCTCCGAGTGTAGCATGCGCTGGTTTCGGCGCTCAATACAGGCTGACCAGGGTTGCGGTCGAGAGACGAGCCGAGGCGGGCGGTCAGCACGACAGGCCGGGGTCAGTTCGGGACCGCAGCGGCAAACTCCGCCGGCCCGGCAGCGTCCAGGCCAGCGACAGCCCACCGGTCCCCCTCCACCACGATTGAGCCGTGCGAGGTTATGGACTTTACCCATGCGGCCTGGGCCCCGGGCGCAAACACTGCCACGGCCACCTCGTGCCCGCCCTCAGTGGTGCAGGTGCCCATCTCGGACCGGCCCGGATCGACTGCGATCCTCTGCGGATCACTGCACCCGGCGGACCACATCAGGGCCACCACACCAAACACCGTGGACTGTGCCGCCGGGGTCGGCTGCGGTGGGCCCCACACAACAGGGTCATCCGGTGGGCTGTCGCTGTCGCCCTGGGCGATGGTTACGACCAGCCAACTGAGTGTCAGGCCGACAAGGACGCCAGCCATGGACGCGACGAGGCGTGTGCGCATGTGGCCTTCTCCCTGCTTGCCGGCGGACCAAAGCGGGGGGGGGGTAGCTGGCGGCTACCCCCCACACTAGGATCATCACCACTCGGAGGTGATCTGCTCACCGCCGGTCGGAAAATGTTCCACTATCACCAGGTTTCGTGCCTGTAGGCGCACCCATAGCGTGGCTGCGCTTCATCTACATGATGAGGGCACAGCGCTGCCACCCACAACCCCTCTGGGTCCTCCCCATAGTGGATCAGGTCCTCTAGATCCTGCTCGGCTTTACTCCGGTACCGCTCGTCTCGGGTGATGAACTTTTCTTCATTGTCGGACCAAACCGCGTACCTCATCAGACGCTCTCCGCCTCTAGCCGCCGCGAATGCTGTTCTCGCCAAAACTTCTTGTGTTCCGGGGTCTTCGCCTCCTCAGCCAGTTGACGCAGTACGTCAGGGTCTGCCATTGGCGCGCTCCGCTTGGAGCGGCGCTGCCGTCGTGTGATGGCTGGGTTCGCGTCCGGCCCAGGGCCGGCGGGGACTGGTGTCTCCACCTCGGGTGCTGGCGACACCGGGGCGGACGCCTCTGGCACGAAATCCTCGGGGACCGCATCCCCGAAAATACTCAAACCGTGCTCTTGTTCGTCTTGGTGGGTTTCTGCCTCTAGGGCTGCCTGCCTGCTGTCCACGAAACCGGCAATGATCAGGAGCATGTGCACGCTGAGGGGGATGCACAGCACAGGCACGGCACTAACAATTTCTACGGGCACGCTTTCAGGCACAGCGTTTGCCCACAAACTGTAGCCGAAAACCATGAGCCCGACAGTCCAGGGGTACCAAGCTCCGCGCTGACCGTGGCGGAGGAATGCTGCCAGCATCGCGAGCGCGTTGAAGCCCTCAACGATTGCGGGATAGATCCACGCCTTGTCGCCGTATCCGGCTATCAGTGCAACCTTGTTCAGTTTGCCGTAGCTGAGGGTGAACCCTCCCGCGATGATTAGAAGTGTGCCGAGTCCGACTATGAGCCGTAGCAGACGCATACGGGTTCCCTTCGATCTTTCCTTGCTGACAGCGCCATCATTACGCCCACTCGGACCGATGTCAACGCTTCCGATCTAAGTTTCAGAGATGTCGGTGGAACATTGTTGTCCCGGGGGCACAGCAAAGGGCCCCCGGCCGTAGCCGGGGGCCCTCAGGAACCCCTGTCCCTAGTGTCAGCAAGGAGACCATCGCAGAACCGATGCGGGTTCGGTGGCAGCCTACCTGACCCGCCCCGCCCGGTGTCACCTTGGGAATGTTGCCGTGGCGGGCTCACCGCGCTTTGGGTGGTCCTGGGAGGGCTGAAGGGCCCTACCTGGGAGGTAGGGCCCTTCAGTGTTGCATAATGTGAGAGGCAACTCACATAAGCGGTAAACCTCGTCCGGGCGTCGCGGCTAGCGGCACCCTTCGTCCAACGCCGAATGATACAGCCTGGTCTGCGCGTCGCGCGGCCGGGCCGCCATCGCCGCGCGGTAGGTGTCAGTGACGGACGCTCCTCGCCCGGTGCACCACGGTGAGGATGCCGGCGGCCTGGGCGAGCCCTGCTGTCATGGCGGCCCCCCGAGATCCGTCCAGGACGAACGCCAAACACAGGTCTGCGCCCAGCTCCACCATCGCACTGTTGCGGACGTATCCGGCCCGCCGGCCGTGCCGCGCCCAGTCGGCGGGGTGCCGCTCCACCCGCCATTCGATGCGCTCTGCGGTCTCCTCCGCGATGGCGTCCGCCCCGGTTGGGCAGGCACCAGACACCAGGGTCACATCAGTGCCGTCCCGTCCGGCAGCCCGCTGACGGTCACGCACCCTGGCGAGCGCGTCCACGATCGCCTGTTTGTCTGTCCAATCACGTGACCCTGTGACAAGGATGCGCATCAAAACAGTCCCCCGGTCAGGAAGTGTGCGGCAAGCCAGGCGATGATGGCGAGCCCAGCAAATCGGCGTAACCGTAGCCAACCCGATACCTCCCGGGGCTGCCCCCTCCTGTAGTTGAATCCGAACCAATGCCACACATGCTCACTGAAAGTGTCTCCGGGTTTGCTGTTGAAAAGCGCGATCCCCTCCCAGATCGCGAACGCGCCGAGCCATACAAGCCACCCGACAGTAAACGTCACAGACATGCGAAAGCCTCCAATGCTACTGGTCGCCGGAAAGTGTGTGCTGTGCTGCGCTGTTACTGAATGGTGTGCGAGCCCCCGGCCCATCGTGTTCGCCGTTCCGGCGCTCCCAGGAGGCATTCATTTCGGCCGTCAGCTCAGATGTGGCTTGCGCGTACGCCCTACGCGCTGACGCGCCATTACTCCGGCCGATCACCTCAGCAATCCCATCCCAGTCGACCTGCCCCTGGTCACTGGGGCGGAGAATATGCCGGACCGTGATCACGCTGGTTTGCCAGTCCTTTAACCGGCCCCACGCCGCTTTGATGTCAAGGGCGGTATCAACGGCTTCCCCGGTCGCCCATTTTCCGGTCGCATCGTCCGGGGAGGGCCCGTTCTCCCAATCCTCAATAGCGAAGAAAAACGGCAAGAAGAGGCGCACATATTCGGGCTCGTAATAGTATTGGTCGGTTTCCGCCATACGCTTCACACGGTCGCCCCGGGAGTACACCGCAGCAACATTTTTGAGCCGGCGGGCTATCAGCCCGGTGTGCCCTTCCTCAAAAAGAATGAGGTAGTCGCGTGACCGTTCTACAACCTCTAGGGACAGCAACCCGAACGCTTCATTTTCGTCGATCCCGTACATGTGTGCTGCCTGTTTGGCTGCCCGCTCCACAATCGGCAACAATTCAACAACCTCATCCATGCGGCTAGTCACTATCCGCGTACCCCTTTCCACTTTTTGCCGTCAACAACAAACGAATAGTCGGATCCCACCGTGACTAGCTGCGGATACACCCTGGCGCGTTTCCGGTTGCCTCGCTCGATACGCAACACCCCGAATGCGTGGTGCCAACTGTTTTTGCCGCCCTTCAAATAGAGGGCGTGTTTCGGGTTCATCGCATGCCCAACCTCCATACCCATCACATCAATGTTTTGATGATTGGAGACCAGGGGCCCAGCGAGTAGTCCAGCCCGATGGGTGTGTCCGCACACCACTGATTTGCCGAGCTGTTTAGCCTGCAACAGTGCCGTGTTCCCGGGGATGTCGGATAGGGTTCCCCAATCCCCGTGGGTTAGCAGCCATCCGGGGGCTATCTCGTGATAGTCCCGGTGGTAGGTGACCCCAAAGCCGTCAAGGTCGAGCGCGTTTTCAATGGAGATCGTGTGCCCTTTGATGGTCAGTCCGGCTAGTTCTGGGAGGTGCCTTTCGATGGCGGTTTCTAGCCGGTCATCGTGGTTTGCGCGGGACAGATGAAAGGGCCCATCGTAGTGTTTGCGGATGAGGGACAGCCATTCGCGGGTTTGCGCGAACCCGCCCTCCAAACCGCCCATGAATTGGCCCCTTAGTCCTCGTACCCACCGGCCCAGCTCGGACGAGTCGGTGAGGTCACCCACATGCGCTAGCTTGTCGGGCTGATAGTCCCAAACAAACCGGGCTAGCCGTTCGGTGAATATCGGATCGTGGAGTGGAAATTGTGTGTCGGGTAGGATGACGATTCGTTCGGTCAAGCGGCGTTCACTCCCGTTTCGTCGGCGGGTTCGGTGGTGGCGCGGCCGACATACAAATACACGTCCAGGTCGCCCGGAAAGTCCTCGTCCCGGATCGCCAGCAGCCGGTATGCGGTCGTATAGCTCGCGTCCTGATTGGCGATCATGTCCTCAATTAGGGACGCAACAATGAGCTGGATCTTTTCGGGTGTTGCGTCCTCCAAGTTCCGGCCATCTAGCGCGACCGGCCACCCGTTTTCGACGTAGAGAGCGGCAAGCCTGCGCAACGGTATTGCCGACTCAAAACCGGTGACTACTGTGTCGGGCCGGTAGGGGCCCTCCACCTTTTCTGGCACCCCTTTTCCCCGGTTCCGCCACCTCATCAGGAAACCTCCTTGCTGTCGAGTGCGGCGAGAATCCGCCCGATTCGTATGTCGAGCATCGCCGCGTACCCCGCCAAGTCCTGCGCCTCTTCCCGCGCCGCGATCAGCAAAGCGGGCAGATTCATGTCCTCAAATGCTTGCCTGCAACCATGGTCGTACTGCTCTGCGCCGATGTTTAGAATGCGCTCGCGGGCAGCATTTACGAACTCGCCGACATACCGGGCTAGGTCGTCTGCCGTCATCCCGTAGGGCACCACGGGCAGCATCCGGGAAACGGTCTGCATAGCTGCCGTCTCCAATTCATACGGCTCATACCAACCGAGGCCAGGCACCCCCGAAACGCGAACGTCGTAGCCGTCTTCGGTTACCCGATCAATGGTCCCGAAATCTCCGATCTTGTGGCCGTTCACCGGCCACGCCATAATTCGAACCCGGTCACCAACATTGAAGCTCACAGTCGCATTCCTATCTTGTCGATCAGCGCGGAAAAGCCTTCCGCCATCACAAACGAATTAACGTCATGGCCTTCCGGCATCATCACCACACGGGAGCCGGGAACCTGCTCGGCAACTCTTTCCCCGAACCGTGCACCCTGCCCTTTATCGTCGTTGTCGCACAGGACAAATACGGCGTCGTAGCCTTGAAAGCATCTGGCCCAAAACGGTTTCCACCCGTCAACACCAGGCACACCAACCGCCGGTAAACCGGCTTGCGTAGCGGTGATGCAATCAATTTCGCCTTCGGTGATACACACAAACGGCTGATGGTGATCCAGTGCGGGCGTGTTAAATAGTCGGGGAGAATCCCCGGGGACGAACAGATACTTTGGGTCTGCTGTCGGCGAGATGGCCCTGAATTTCAGTGAGACGACACCGGAGCGGGTTTGGTAGGGGATGCACAACCGTCCCGCGAATTTTTCATGCCCCGGTAAAGGGTTGGCGACGTATCCGAGGCGAAAGGATTTCACGCTGCCCTGGGAGAGGCGACGGGTCGTCAAATACTCTGCGGCGGCCTGGCCTTCGTCCCCGATCAGACTCCGGTGGTACGTCTCCGTAGCGTTCTCCATAAAGGTCTTCGATGAACTGTTTGGCACCAACGAAATCAGACGCGTCTCCTCTCCACATGACAAGCCCATAAGCGTCTTCGTTTACTGTGCAGGCGAAGCAGGCGAACCGCTCAAGAGTGGTGTTGACGGATGCTGAAGGGTTCCTGTCCGTTTCTTGGAATGGGCAGCGCATCCGTTTCCAGCCGCCCCCGGTGGGCACAAACAGGGCCCCGTAGTGTTCCAAGATTCGGCTGATGGGAGGCTTTTCTGCGGTCATTTTCGCCGGCCTTCCTTCAACCTATCATTGGGTGCAACACTCTTGCGTCGGGCGCGTTTCCTACGTGGCCTACCAGGGGCTACCACGGTCCGCCCTAAAGCGGCGGGCGCGGGAGGGGACAGCAGATAGTCTGCTAGCGCCTGTGCCCTCTCCGCCGATTTGAGCCGCCCCACAAGGCGGGTGTTGCAGTGGGGGCACAGGATGCCCCTAACCGGCCCTGCCGGGCCCTGGGCGTGCTCGTGGTCAACGTGGTACGCCTCGCCTGGGCGCGGTTGGCGTTTGCAGATGGCGCAGCACCTGTTTTGGTGCCGCCAAATCGTGTCCCAGTCGCGCAGTGTCAGCCCGTACGTGGCCTGAATCCAGGCTGCTCGGGCCTGCTGTTTCCGGCACCTATCACTGTCAAACAGCCGCTGCCTGCCCGTGAGTTCACTGCCACACACAACGCAGCTACGCATAAACCCCCTTCTAGCCTGGTAGGTCTTCGATCCGCATCCTCAGCGGATCGAACGACAGCGCCACATTCCAATTCCCGGCGGCAGCGTTCCTGCCAGTACGGTTCTTGACCGGACACACGAACAGCCGGGTACTGTCCGGGCTCCTGTGCAGGGTGAGGATCATTTCCGGAACTTTCGATATCTTCCCCCGCAACCCCGATAGCGGCACCGGCTTTATGCCGTCGTCGTATTCTCCGGTGACGTGGTGGAGCGCGATCACCGCCGCACCGGTTTTCCGGCCCAGCTCGTGCAAATAGTCGCATGAGTATTCAAGTGCTTGAAACCCTTCTCCGTCGCTTTCCATGTTTGACAGGTTGTCGATAATGATGAATCGCGGCCATTCTCCGTACATCATCGCGAAGCCTTTAACGTCCGCTTCCAGGGAATCTAGTTCGATCCTGCCGTCAAAGTTCATCCGCACAAACGATAGTGCGTTCAGCTTGGCGTCAACCTCGGCAGTGTTGCCGCAGGCTACAGCATTCTCAATGTCTTTTGTTGACCATCCGGTGACAGCCGCTCCGGCGCGGAGAAAAGTCGTGAAAGCGTCCGTGTCGGCCGAAGCGTAATAGCCTGGGCTGCTGGCTTTAAGGCATAGGGTGAGTGCGAGAATGGACTTTCCGACGCCGGGTGCTGCCGCAACCAGGGTGAATTGTCCCCGCCGGAAGTGGATTCCCTCTTTGGCGAGACTGTTGAAGACGGTGGGGAGGGGTTCCCCGCTGTTTCCTCTGCTGTTTTTGGCCCTGGTTAAAGTGAGGATTAGGTGCCTCCTTTGACGCGAGATCAGGAATCGAAGCGGCCCCGAGTTCGCCTCTTACGATGAGTTCCGGCGCTTTGACGCGCACGCCAGCAGTCATCCGATGTGTGAAATCGCACGAACTCACCTTTACCCGTTTCGTACGCCAAGCGCCACCGAGTGTGTCCCTTCGGGGAGTACCAGCGCATTCCAGTTTCACATTTTCGGCAGACTCCCGCCGACCCACGTTGCATAATCACCACGCACGAATTGTTTTTGTGGCCAGCGTCCACTGGGCCCGCCTGGGCGGGCCCAGTGCCACTAACACCTCACACCATTAGCCGTTGCCTACTTAACCCATTCGGGGCTGCACTTAGAGGGGTCGTCCCGCCCAGCAGGGCAAAACCACGCCTTCCACGGACGCGCGGCCCCCGGTTTGCTGGTCACCCACGCCTTGACGCCGTGGGGACAGGTTGGGGGCGTCATTCCCGGCGGGCCCGCCGTGGGGGCCGCCTGGTGCTGTGGCTGCTGTGGCTGCTGTGGGGGCGGCGCGTATTGCGGCGGCCCTGCCGGCTGCTGCTGCCCCTGGGCCACTGTGGACGGATGCTCCACCGGGGTTGCCCCCAACTCTGCGCCAAGCGAAAACGCAGCCTTAAGCGCCTTATCGGCGGTTCCCATGACGGCGAACAGACCGGTTGCCTCCGCGCTTTCCATATTGTCAAGCAGCCCGGCGGCTGTCCCCGCTTTGAACACCAGCAGCGGTGCATCGTGGCCGTTGTGAGGCTTAAAACTCACAACGAAATCGTCTCTAGTCTCACTCAAAAGACCTGTCCCTCCAAAACTGTTGGGCTGTAGTGCGTAGCGGCTGTTCGGGTCACCGATGGCAGTGCAATGCTCGGCAACACCACACGTGCGGCACCCCGGGCCGGGGTTTGGTAGAAAGACTCCTTCCCTGATCGCGTGGTCGAGTGTCTTAAACTGTTGGGTGACCCATTCCCGGGTGAACCGGGAAAGGTCCACGGGCGGCAACGGTTTGTTATCTTTAGCTAAATAAAAGTCACCCCACTTTGGAAGGAACCCGTAAAGTTCTTCGACGGCTAGGCGGTACACCCCTAGTTGGAGTGGCCAGTCCGGGGTTTTGCTGCCGGTTTTCCAATCACGCGGGCCGATCTCCCCGGTTTCGTACTGCCACACACAATCAATAGCCCCGATGACCTGCACTCCGTCAAGGTCGAGCGTGAACGCCACCTCTACCGCTGGCTCCCCGTCCGGGGTCCGCCACACCCGGCCGGGATCGGCGGACGCCCAATCCAGGTAGCCCTTGACCTGCGCGGCCCCTCGCTGCCGGCGTCGGCTGATGTCATCCTCGGCGCGAACCCGACCGCCGGTCATCCACTGTGTCATGTCGGGCTGCCGCTCCATGTCGGCAGCGATCAAGTGGTCGTAGTCGGATTCGTATTGGTGGAGAATTTCTGCCTCATGGTGTTGCCGGCCCCCCCTCTCCCACATCTCGACAGCGGCGTGAAACGCGGTCCCCTGGTGAAACCAGGCTGCCGGCCTGGCTGGTGCGGCGGCTACCCGCTCAAGTCGGTACTGCTCTCCGCACCTACTCCATGTATTCAATTGGCTGACGCTGCGGTGTTTTGGCGTGATCGAACCACTTCCGATCTAAGTTTCGAGTCGAAAAATTTGAGCCCCCTAATGGGGGGCTGCCAGTCAGGTCATGTAGCGCTGATTGCGCCGTACCACGCCCGTTGCTGCGGGCACCCCGCCCCGGTCGTTCCCCATGGTTCCTGTCGGATGATGCAGGCTGGCGACACGAGCCGGATAGCGCACAGATGGGTTTCCAGCCCACACGCCGAAGACGAAATCAATTCGTATCCGATACCTTCAGCGCTGAAGATGAACCTCGCCAGGGATAGCACGTTCGGCCAGTCCAAGAGGATATCCAGTGAGCGGACATGGGACGCGTCTCCCCGGTCCACCCGCTCGAATGCGTCGCTAATTTCCTTTAGGGACCTATCTAGATTGACCCTGGCCATCATTGTGCCTCCCCGGTCACCCCGCCAAGTTCATAGATGGGCGGGAGTTCATGTTACACGGGGGGTGAAACATTGTACTGCGAGATTTTGCACTGCGCTGTCGTGCAACCCAACTCCTGACCGTCCCGGGTGGCACCCCGAGAGCAGCGGCTACCCGCACTGTCGACTCGCCACATGCGACCATCGCTAGCCCCCGGGCCCGTGGCGTATCGACTGCTACGCCGTTGCTGGCGGTCTGCTGCTCCACAATCGCCAGGTCGCGATCGTCCGAGTCGGTCTGGCGCTGCTTCGTGGCGCGAGCCATCCTCAACGGGTCCAACTTTCGGCGGTCTGCGGCCGACAGGCCACCATAGACGCCGTGGTCGTCTTCCCAGCCAGCCGCGCGGCATGCCTGGTGTTGGGACAGTGGGCAGTCCCCGCAAAGCTCTTTGGCTGCTGCGATATCTGACGGGCTGTCACTCGTCCAAAGGTCGCTTCCGTAGCACGGTAGCGATCCGGCCATATGTCTACCTCCAAAAGCACTTCCGATCTAAGTTTCAGGCCCAGCCGGGGGCCCTCCGCTTTGGTTCCGAAGTGGTGCCCCCGATGTGGAGTCAGACGGTAACACGGGGTGCAACATCGAACAAGTGTTCTAATAGAGAGGCGTCGAAAAGGGCCCCTGAACTGGGGCCCTAGTGGGAGGTGGTGGGACTAGATGCCAAGCGCCGCGAACACTGCCTTCCTGGTCGGTGCGTCACGTTCCGCCCCGGGACGGGTGGCCACACCAGGTTCGACCCTAGTTAGGGTGTCCTCTGAGTCTGCGCGGGGGGTGAAGTGGAACCCGCCAACAGCGCTAGCCGGGTTGGGTGGGACGTCGGGTCGGTAACTCAGCACCATGTCGGCGTCTTTAATGTTTTTCTTCACCCACCTGGTTATCCGTCTCAGGTCGCCGGCGGCCAGTCTTTCTCCGCGCAAATGTTGACCTAGCAACCTGAACGCTTTAACGGGATAGCCGTCCTCGTGCTCTTTCTTGACGCGCCAAGGGATAAGGCCGGTGTGACGTGGGGTGTCCTGAACAGCATCTATCTTCCTTAACCGAAAATAGACACCACCCACTGTAGACCCGTATTCTATGGCTATTCTTTTATAGGTCCACCCCTCCTTTCGCAGGTCCCATAAAACGTCATCAGGCGGCAATCGCCGTTGCCGGGGCATCTCTTCGGGTCCTTCCCGTGCCGTGGGGGCGCTAATGCACGCATCATCCCGACTGGGCGGCAGCATGTAAACCCGTTCCAATCTAAGTAACCCTACGCTACCTCACGATGGGGGGCCGCCCCGGTGGCCGGGGTGGGTGGCTGCTCCTGGCAGAGGTTTCCTGCCTGGCTGGGCGTTTTAGCCCAGCATGGTTATGGTCCAACTTTCCCCGAGGGTCCTGCTTGAGTCGGAATTCCGACACCAAACCGCCCGGGTGGTGACAGGGTGTAACCGCCCCGTGAGTGGGTCGCTCCCACCTATCAGGGCGGCCGTCACATTATATGACCGGAATCATAATCACTTTCGTGCCTCATCTCACGATGCGATGCGTTCCGACCGGCATGGGCCGCAATTCCGCCGGAGTGACCCCCGGTGCCGGGGGCACTGATCGGCCCGGTCCGCGACAGGGAGCGCGGCCCCGCGCCGCTCGTGCGCTGGACGCTCCCGGGGTGTTGTTTTGGGTTTCACCCACTGTCGCCAGTCACGCGCGGGAGCGCGCTTCTCTTCTTCTCCCACTTCGGAACTTCGGGTGACAGCCACGCTGTCACCCCCTAGGGCCGAATCTGTCACCCCGGCGTCTTGATCTGTCACCCCCGGGGCCCGTTCCGTCACCCCCTCAGGCGAGGTTGACGCCCTGGCGGTCAGCAGCCGGTAGACCCGCGTGGCGATCCCCGACGCCGTGGTCACGGCCAGCCGGCCGGCCCGCACAAGGGAGGCAAGGGCCCGCTGTACGGTCCGCTCCGAGCAGCCCACGTGCTCGGCGATCGTGGCCACGGACGGCCACGCGTGCCCGTCCCGGTTGGCGTGAGCCGCGAGCGCGATCATGACGGACCGCTCATTTTTGCCAAGATCTTTTGTAGCCAGCATTGCGGCTTTGACTGCCTGACTCATCAGGCACCACCGCCCAGCAGAGCGGCGGCTGTCGTTGTGCAGGCAGTACAAGTTAGGGTGTGCATGTCGGGGTATCCTCCCGGCCGGGCCCCGGGCGGTTTGCAGACCGTGCCGGGGCCAACTTGTGTAGTTGACCGGCCGATCGTGGCATCCCCCAGCCGTGGAGGCAAGCTGGACTTGCCGAGCCGGGGTAGCTGGACTGCCTCTCCGGGCCCTCTCAGCCCCTGGATTCGTGAGCCCATTGTGAGCCCGGTGTGAGCCCGGACGCCTTCGGACCGGTCATCTGCCGGTAGGACCGGCTGGCATGAAGAAGGGTGCCTACCTGGTCTGATAGGCACCCTTCACTATCTGGTGGGACTGGTCAACACGAACTTGATCTATCTCTTAATCCGCGGGTTCGGGGTTCGAGTCCCTGGCGGCGCACCAACGAGCAAGGCCCTGACCTGGTACTTCTGTGCCGGTCGGGGCCTTTTTCGCGTACGGCGGTGGTGGTTGGTCGCTCGGTGGGTGCTCGGGAGCCGTTGGACCGGGTTGGCGTCGGTGGGACGGGGTGGGATGCCAGCCGGTCGGCACCATGGATCAATCGGGTGCGCCGCTGTCCGGTGGCGGGGCCTGGGTGTGGTTAGGGTCGGTTGTGCGGCGGATCGTGCGTAGGTCAGTGCGGGCCATCCTTGTGGATGGTGACGGCCGCCTGGTGCTGATCAAGCGGATCAGGCCCGGGTAGGTGCCGTACTGGACGACGCCGGGCGGTGGGGTGGAGTCGACGGATGTCTGTCTGGAGGCCGCGCTGCGTCGTGAGTTTGCGTGAGGAGCTTGGTGGCGAGGCCGGTCGGCTTGTTCCGGTGTTCCTGTTCACTGCTCCGGTTGGTGCGGGTGTTTCGGTGCAGCACTTCTTCGCGGGTCGTTTGCTTCGGTTGCGGGTGGAGGCGCGTAGTGGGCCGGAGTTCGCTGATCCCGCGCGGGGTGAGTATCAGCTGGACCGGGTGGCGATTGACGAGCTGCACGCGGTGGAGTTGAAGCCGGATGTGCTCAGGGTGTTCATTGCCGCCCACGAGGAGGCGTTGCTCTCGGTGTACGACGATGGTGCAGGGTAGTGCGGTGGAGAAGGTCGAGCACGCTGTCCCAGTGGAATGGTCCGTTTGGGGTGTCGGGTCGTAGGGCTTCGGTGGCGGTGAAGTGAACGCCGGCGTTGGCGAGTAGTTCGAGGTTGCGGTGGAAGGCGGGGTGTGCGGCGAGCGTTGCCTTGGCGTAGGGCGAGACGATGATCGGTGTTCCGGCTCCGAGGGCTTCGTTGAGGGTGCCCAGGGCTGCGGTGTTGTTGATGCCGGCGGCCCATTGGTTGATCGTGTTGAAGGTGGCCGGGGCGACGATGATGGCGTCAGGCCGCGGTAGCGACTTCGGCTCCTGCGGTCCGCGTGGTTCGCTCCGGACGGGGTGGCCGGTTGTCTGTTGCAGGGCTGGGAGGTCAACCCATGCGGTGGCGGCCTCGGTGACGACGGGGTGCACGTCCCAGCCGTCGTGGCGGAGCCATTCGGCCAGCTCGGTTACTTTCGCGGCCGGTGGGGCGGCGCACACGACGAGCAGGGCGACGGGGGTGGCCTTGGTCATGCGTCTTGGACTCCTGCTCGGTCGGCGAGGGCTCGTAGCCCGGGGGTGCGGCTGGGGTGTTCCCGCCGGAGCAGCTTCGTGATGAGCCCAGCGGCGGTGGCGTTGAGCTTGATCGCCTCAGGGACGAGGCGTTCGTACTCCAGGAGGTGGAGCATCGCTTGGGGGGCTGAGCTGTCCGTCGCGCTGTGCGCCACGGCAAGGTCGAGGTGCGCTTGAGCGCGCCGGCTGGCTAGCGTCAGTGGGAGCTGTGCGGTGTCGAGCTGGTCGGCGAGCCGGAGTGCCTGCTTGTTGTCGTGTAGGGCGACCGCGACGGAGATTTGGTGTAGCCGGACGTTGGTGGGTCCGAAGGCTGTCCACAGTTCGTTACCGTTGCGGCCGAGTTCATCGGCGGCTGATTCAGCGGCTCGCAGGTGGCGCCATGCGCTGCGAGTGTCTGCCTGGCGGGCTGCCGCCACGGCCGCGTGGAGCAGGAGCGCTCCGTACGCCGAGAGGTAGGCGGGGGTGCGGTACAACTGGTGGCCGGCGATGGCTTCGGCGGCGGTTACCGCGACCTTTTCCGCTTCGGCGGCACGGCCTGGCTGCTTGGCGAGCGCGCATGCGGTCTGGTAGGCCGCGATGGCGGTCCGTGCTGGATCAGCGGCTATCAGGCCGAAGCATCGGGCGCGGTCCGCGGTGGTCCAGGCGAGTTCGCCGTCACCGAGTTTGGCAGCCAGTTTTGACGCCAGCAGGTAAACGCCGCTAGCGGCTCGGGCAACCCTGGGCATCTCCACAGCCTTCGGCTGTTCGGCGAACAAGGACTCGGCCCCGTTGATAAGGATGGGTAGCTGCCGCAGTTTGCTGTACTGAGCGCCCTGGTAGGCGAGGTTGCCGACCTGTAGGGCGGCCTCCAGCTCAGGTAACGGCAGCAGGACCTGTCCGTTGTCACGGGCGAGGACCGCGTGCCGCAGCCCCGCACGCCATTGGCTGGGCGAGCCGGAGGCATCGAGCGATTGGCTGGTCTGTGGCGACTCGGGCTCGTATATCTCGGGCCGTGGGTGGGCGAGGGTCATCCCCTTGTGTTGGTGACGAGAATTCGGCTCTGTGGGTTCCGGGAGTTCGTCATTCTTGGCGTTGTCGGGCCGGTCGATGTAGAGCCCGAGCGAACGCTTGTCGGTTTGCAAGACCGTGCAGAGCGCCCATCGGTAATCCTCATTGGGCCATCGGATCTCGCCGCGTTCCAGCGCGCCAATTGCCTTCTCGGTGAGTCCTGCCCAGCGCGGCCTGCGACCTTGCCTGCCGTACATCGAGGCCAGTTCGGCGTTGCAGGCGTCGGCCAACTCCTGGCGAGACATCGGGCGGCCGGAACCAGAGGGGGACCGTAGCGCCTTGCGGGCAGCCCTGAGGTGACTGTTCGGGACGCTGTCCCTCCCCACGATCTGCCCCCCAGGATCGACCCAGCAATGACGTGCCCTTGCGCCACATCGTCGCAGCAC